AAGTACCAAGAAAAAGACCAAGAAGACATAAAAAAAATTTAAACAAACAAGAAAAAAGAATGCAAAAAAAATATAACAGACAGGGAAGATAATGGTACTAAATATAAATCAATTACAGGCTGCTCCACAAACAACGGATGCACCAAATACTACAGTTTTACCAGAGGGAACGTATCAACCTATAGCAACTGAACAAGACAAAAGTCGTAAAGTTATTTCAGTAATTGATACATTATTAAATACACCTACACCACCAATTGGAACTGTGGTAGAACCAAGTTTACAACAAGTAAAAGATCTGGAGAAGATGGAAACTCCTGGTTTAACTGGTACTGTAGCAGCGGCTACACCAACAACTGGAACTGTACCTACCATAACTCCAACAGCTACAACTGCTGCTACAACAGCAGCACAACCTACTGTAGCTACAGCTGCACAGATGACTCCTGCAACTGTTGCTGGACAAACTCCAACTATGACAGCAGAGCAGATGACAGGATTAACTGCACCTGCAGTTGCTGCAACAGGAACAGTTACTTCTGATGCTACTATTAGAGGTCAACTAGCAAATATTAATCAAGATATTCAAACATCTTTATCGACTGGTTCAGCGTTACCAGCATATTTAAGAGGTGTTGCTGAAGCTACTAGAACAGCTATGGCACAACGTGGATTAGGTCAAAGTTCTATGATGGCTGAAGCATTAGCTGATGGTTTATTAACTGCGTCTATACCAATAGCAAAAGCAGACGCTGATACATATAAGCAGATGATATTTCAAAATCTTAACAATAGACAGCAAGCTGCTATAACAAATGCTAATAGTTATTTCCAAATGGATATGCAAAACTTGTCTAATAGACAACAAGCATCTTTACAAAATTTGAATGTAAGACAATCATTTTTATTATCAGATCAAGCAGCTTCAAATGCTGCAGCACAATTTAATGCAACTAGCACAAATCAAGTGGATCAATTTTATTCTAATTTAAAAAATCAAATTAATTTGCAAAATGCTGCAAGAACAGATGCTATGAATCAATTTGCTGTAGTTGAAAGTAATAAAATATCTGGATTAAATGCTGGTAATAAAATTGCTGTAGAAAAATCTAACGCAGATAGAGCACAAGTGCTAAATCAATTTAATGCACAAATAGAAAATCAAAGACAACAATTTAATCAGCAAAATCAAAGAATAATTGATCAGTCTAATGTTGAGTGGAGAAGAACTATTAACACTGCAAACACAACAATTACAAATGCTACTAATCAATTAAATGCACAAAACCTTTTGAACTTATCTAATTTTGCATTATCAGCATTATGGCAACAATGGAGAGATGAAGCAGCTTGGATTAATACTTCATCTGAAAGTGAATTAAATAGAGCACACAATACTGCAATAGCTGCACTAGAAAGATCTACAGATTTAGATTTAGCAGATGCAAGTAAAACATCAAAACTATTACAACTACTTGGTAGATTTGGAATAGCAATAGCAGAAAATATGGGAGATTAGGAGGATTATGAGTATTATAGATTTTGGTAGAGATTTAATAACAAAGGGAGTTCAGTTTCTTAAAGATGACCCCTTAGGAGCAGTTAAAAGTATAGGGAGTGCTGTAGGGAGTGTAACTGATGCAATGAAAAGGGTTAGTGGTGCAATGAATTTAAGAGAAGACCCTTTAGTAGGTATTAGAAATCCTAATACTCAAATAGGTGGTAGAGTAGGAATTGATCTTCGTAGATCTAGAGCTGGAAAACCAGGATTTTCAGATATAGGTGAGGCATCATTTTATAAATATGCACAATTACAAAATACAGTAAGATATTTATATAGTCAAAAATCAAGATACAAAAGTATAGCAAAGGATAAAGCATAATGGATTTAGATAAATTAATAGAAAAATTTAAAAACGAAACATTACAAGAATCAGCTGATTACGAAGAGCCAGAAGAAAATATTTTTGATGCACCTATTCCAGGACAATCATTAACTGATGAGCCTGGAAATTATCCATGGGAACATCCACCACAAACTGCATCTATTGAAGAAGCTGTTGATTATGTTTATGAAAGTATAATGAAAAAAGAAAACATGGCTAGAATGTTTACATTATTAAGAATGGGTATTCCAATAGAAGCTTTAGTTAAAGTAATTACTTTTTCAGGATTTTTACAAGGTAAGTGGACAGTTGATACTGCTAAACTATTAGAACCAATTGTTGCAATGATGGTAGCTGGAGAAGCATCATTAGCAAGGATACCAGCTAAAGTAAATTTAGGTGATGCTGGTGATACTAATTTCTTTAATGAAATGGCAGAAAGAAAATATGATATGATAGAAAATGAAAAAGAATTAGCTAAACAATTAGAAATGCCTGGTGGTGAAGAAGTAAACGTAAAAGGTTTGATGGCAAAAATAGGAGAATAAAATGGGAATATTTAAAGATATTGCAACAAGTCCACTTGGGGATGTAACTCTAGGAGCTTTTGAAGCTTTAGATAATATAGCAGTAAGAGATGCTAGAAATAATGCAACAATAGCAAATGATTCATTAAATAAAGAAAACGAAGCATTTAAAAAAACAGAATTAGCTTTTAAAAATAAAGGACAAATAGTAAATATACTTAAACAAAATCCAGAAGCCTTTGGTATATCAGCTGGTGATTTAACTACAGATCAAATAGCAGAAAGATTAGCTGGTTTTATGTTTAATAATGAAAGAACTATATTTGAAAATAATGATTTTAATAAAGTTAAATTAGGTGTTGCAAATTTTTTAGCTAGAAATCCAGGTGAAGGTTTTGAATTAACTGATCCATATGTAGCTAGTGCAGATATGTTTAATAAAGAAAAACAATTACATGCTGCAAAACTATCAGAGATTAGTAAAATGCCTAAAGCAGATAAATTATTATTTAATATTGAAGAAGCACAAGCAGAAGTACCTGACCCAGAAATAATAACTGATAAACTTACAAAAGTTGCAGCATTATCTGCAAAAGGTTATGGTATATTACGTAGCTTTCCAACATCTGAAGAGGGTATAACTAATTTAAAATTTATGCAAACTAATATAATAGTTGCAAATGCTAGAGCATTATTTCCAAATGACAATGCAAAACGAATGGATTTTATAAATAAAAAATTATATGATAATAATATAGATCCTCTTGAATCAATTAAATTTCAAAGTCCAGTAACTTTTAGATCAATGGTGACTATTCTAGATGCTAAAGCTAGAGGAGCAGCAAGTCAAATAACAGAACTTAATAATCAGTTTGCACAAGCTGAAACTGATGAACGAAGAAAACAAATAACTCAACAACTTGATAATTTAATATTAGGACAATATAAAACAATTAATGAGTTTTCTGCAGATGCACCACAAGTTCTTGCTGGTAAGGATAGAAGTTTAGTATACAGAGAAGGTCAACCAGATATGCAATTTGCAGTCCCTGAAGCAGCAGAAGGGTATGTTCCTAGTGTAGATAGTAAAGGACAAGTTATTGTTGAACGTGCTGATGGTATAAATCAAAAAAAAGATTTAGAGTTATTAATTAATGAGCCAGATAATTTAAAAGCACTACCACAAATAACTCAAGATTATGTAAATCAAATTAAAGATAATTTATTTAAAGATGGTGAGATGATTAAACCAACTAGGGAAATGTTTGAAGATGGTCCTGAAGGTGATAAAGCATTTAGAGATTTCTTAGGAATATATAATACTTTAGGTCAGGAAGATTTACTTACAGATCAACTACCACCAAGAACTTCTATTATAGATCCAGCTGAAGAAAAAGAAAAAATAAGACAAGAGTTTGAGGCAGAGAAAACTAAAACAAAACAGGCTGATATTAGTAAGTTTAAAGTAACAGATCCTAATAAAATAGAGGTAGAAGAATTACCACCAGCTAATCAAGAAAATAAACAAGACACTGATCAAGAGCCAGATGTTTTTGAAGAATCTGGTGTGGAACCAAAGTTTCAATCGGCAAGTTTAGCAAGTAATGATAAATTTATAAAAAGGATAATGAAGGACGAAGGTGCTCCAATTTTAGAAGCAACTAAATTATTTGAAGGTGAAAAAAACTTTACTATAGGATATGGTAGAAATAATGCTACTATAAAAAAAGGCGATAAGATAACTTTAGAACAGGCACAGAAAAATTTAACTGAAGATGTAAAAATTAGACTTGAAGAAATACAAGATTTAATTCCTAATTTTTCTAGATTTTCTAATGAATTACAAATAGCTTTATTTTCAGAATATTACAGAGGATCAGTTAGACAATCTCCTAAAACAGTTAAATTAATTAATGAAGGTAAATTTAGAGAAGCTGCTGCAGAGTTTTTAAATAATGATGAATACAGAAATGCAGTTGAAAAAAATAGAAAAGGAATTAGACGTAGAATGAAAGACGTGTACAATTTACTAAGACGTGAAGGTGCGCAATCTATGTTAAGTGACGCAACATCGGCTTAAATATGGACATACAAACACTCAACGAGGAAGAGTTTGAAAAACTTCATCCTTCGATGAAGGAGTATCTTCTTGC